TTGTATGATGATAACAACCACTATCTTGATATTGAACGCGATACATTGTATTTATTAGACCGAGAACTAAAGCGGTATAAGCAAGAGAAAGGAATGATAGATTATGCTGACATGCTGGAAAGATTTGTTGAACAAGATGTATCACCATCTTTTGACGTATTATTTATTGACGAGGCACAGGACCTCTCACCTTTGCAATGGCGAATGGTCAGGTCTCTTTGGTCGAAAGCAGACAAAACCTACATTGCAGGGGACGATGATCAAGCTATATTTAAATGGGCTGGTGCTGACGTTGATTCTTTTATCGCTCTTAAAGAAGAAGTAGATCACATAGATACACTGAAGCAGTCCTATCGTATTCCTGGTGGACCAATACATGAACTATCACAAAGTATAATCGAACGTGTCAACAATCGTTTTGACAAAACATACAAGCCACGTGAAGCTGTTGGTAAATTGAACAGGTATTCAGACATTACACAAGTTGACATGAGCGAAGGCGAATGGCTGGTGTTGGCATCTGCACATTATTTTTTAGATGATGTAAAAGATTTATGTGAGCTGCAGGGGTGGTATTTTTCTCACAGAGGACGCAACTCTATACCATTAGATTTATTGATGGCCATACAGCATTGGCAAGAATGGTCAAAGGGTGGTATGTTAAATGTTATACAAATAAAAAATATTTATTCTTATCTAGGTGAGAATGTGACACGTGGTTACAGAACAGGTAAAACTTTTGATAATGATTTGTCGTATGTTCGAGAAGACTGCATCGCGGATCACGGATTGTTAACTGATAAAGTTTGGTATGAAGCATTTACAAAGATAGATACAAACACAGAGAACTACATACGAAACATGTTAGCAAACAGAGAAAAGATTTCACAAACACCACGAATTACAATGTCAACTATACACGGAGCGAAGGGAGGTGAAGCGGACAATGTATTATTACTTCCTGATATTACTAAGTCTAGTGTTGATCAAAACGATCGGGAACCAGACGAGCTACACAGGTTATTTTATGTAGCAGTGACAAGAGCAAAAGAAAACTTGCACATATTAGAACCAAGAAATTATGAAAGGGCATACGTGCTATGAAGTCTTTAAAAAAACAAATCGGGGGTAGTCACTACAACCGATACAAGATACAACCTGCAGAATTCATCAATAAAAACAATTTGTTATTTGCTGAGGGAAATGCTATAAAGTATATTATGAGACACCCGCACAAGGGTAGCGGTAAGCAAGATCTAGAGAAGGCGATACACTACATAGAGATGATAATAGAAAGAGATTATGAATAAGCCGCTACAGATGCCCATGTTTAAACCCGAAACAGAATGGGTTCCACCTACACACTTACCAGATTTACGTGACCACAAAGAAATTGCAATAGACTTAGAAACAAGAGATCCAAATTTATTAACGTTAGGCTCCGGCAGTGTACGCGGTGACGGTGAAGTCATCGGCATTGCTGTGGCAGTAGAAGGATGGTCAGGTTATTTTCCTATCAATCACGAAGGTGGTGGGAACATGGACCGCGCATTAGTATTGGATTGGTTCGAAGAAGTTCTACACACCGACGCTACAAAAATATTTCACAATGCAATGTACGATGTATCCTGGATACGCTCCATGGGTTTTCAAATCCGTGGTGGTATCATTGACACATTGATTGCAGCATCATTGATAGATGAAAACAGATGGGGCTATGCACTGAATGCACTTGGTAAAGAATATGTAGGCATAGGTAAGAGCGAAAAGATTTTACAAGAGGCAGCGAAAGAATGGGGTATCAATCCCAAGTCAGAAATGTGGAGACTGCCGGCGCCATTGGTTGGTGAGTATGCAGAACAAGACGCAGTTGTAACGTTAAAGTTATGGCATGCACTACAACATGAAATATCAAAACAAGATTTGTGGGACATATTTAATTTAGAAACACAACTGTTTCCATGTCTGGTTGACATGAAGTTTAAAGGTGTGCGCGTTGACGTTGCAAAAGCAGAAGCTACAAAAGCACAACTGATCGATGCAGAAAAAGAAATACATCGTGACATACAAAAGCTAGCAGGATTCGAAGTCGAGATATGGGCTGCTGCATCCATTGCAAAAGCATTTGATCATGTCAAACTGCCATATGATAGAACAGAAAAAGGTTCACCATCATTTACAAAAAATTTCTTGGCGACTCATCCAGCTGAGTTACCAAAACTAATTAATCAAGCTCGAGAGATTAACAAAGCCAACACTACGTTTATTGATACGATATTAAAACATAACTACAAAGGACGTATACACTCAGATATCAATCAAATCCGTAGTGATGACGGCGGTACAGTGACAGGACGATTTAGTTATTCTAACCCGAACCTGCAGCAAATACCGGCACGACACAAGGAACTCGGACCGTTGATTCGGTCACTATTTATACCAGAAGAGGGCCACAAGTGGGGCTGCTTTGACTACAGTCAACAAGAACCACGTATCGTTGTGCACTTTGCATCTCTGTTAAAGCTAGAGGGAACACAAACTATTGTCGACGGCTACAATTCAGGCGACGCTGACTTTCATCAGATGATCGCGGACATGGCCGGCATCGAACGTAAACAAGCAAAAACTATTAACTTAGGGTTAATGTATGGCATGGGCAAGAACAAGCTGATGGCTGAGTTAGGACTTCTCAAAGATGCTGCTGAGAAACTAATCAAGACCTATAATCAGAAAGCACCGTTTGTACGTATGTTGTCAGATGCAGTCGCAAGACGCGCAGACGACAGCGGTAAGATACGCACGATCGGTGGTCGCCTATGCCATTTTGATCTATGGGAACCACACGGATTCGGTATCAAGAAACCACTACCCCACGCTGATGCGTTAAGGGAGCACGGACCGGGGATTAAGAGAGCATTCACATACAAAGCATTAAATAAACTAATACAAGGATCAGCGGCTGACATGACAAAGATGGCTATGCTGGCATTGTACCAGGAAGGAGTTATACCCCATGTACAAATTCATGACGAACTTGATATATCCGTTGCATCTCTTGAGGATGCAGATAAGATCATTAGAATTATGGAAGAAGCTGTGGAACTGCAAGTTCCAAACAAAGTAGATTATGAAGAAGGGAGTTGTTGGGGTGACATACACTGAAGAATCACCAGCAGAGATAACGCTAGGCATTTGTGATAATTGCGATAACTACGTACCGTTTATTCGTATACCAAAAGGCGAACGACGTGTGTACGAATGTTTGACATGCCGCCACAAGTTTGAACAAAAAGTAAATGGTAAGGTTGTATTTAAAAAACTCGACGAGACATACAGGATAGTTGTATGAAGCATGGAAACAAGTAAACAACAAAAAGGTATTCGCGCCGAGTTGTTAGCGGCCATAGACTTCCTAGGAAAGCCAAATACGCACGTTT